GGTGTACCAACGTATGCCATTCTAGGTTATCTCCATAATTGATACAGCTATGTCTGATGAACCTGAAGCTGTTAAAGAAAGGGCATCCCCTGCTTCCATAACGACTTTGTTCCCTGACAATAACTCAAGTGTACCACCCACAGGCACTGGTGCGTTGGTTACTAATTCAACTGTTTGATTGTTTTCATTATTAGCACCTGCTCTACTACCTGTGGTAGAAGCAAGACTAACAGTTACAGTAACCTGACTAGTTGTTGTATTACCTATCATGACACCAAGAACCACAGTTGTTGCACCACTTGCTACAGTATAGATAACATCAGCACTAGTTACGTTTGCCTTTGTGACTAATTTAAATGTATTTGCCATTTACCCTCCTATCCTAATGCAATCGCTAATGCTGTGGGGTCATCCAAATTAGCTGCCATTAATGTTACCATTCTAGATAATGCTGCTTTACGGTTTGTTCCCCCGGCGCCATCATCCACTATTATTAAATCTGATGTTGTTAAATCTGCGCTTATATCAGATCCTCCATCAATCTCTAATGCTGTTAATGCCACCTTACCTGCTGTAGATATTGTAGCCAATTTTGTATCTGCAATCGCAGCACTTGATTTAATATCTGCGTTTACAATATTTGTAATTGTATTGTTATCTGAGTCAATAGATTTATTAGTTAAAGTTTGTGTTGCTGCTATACCTGCTATTGTGTCTGTCACTGCAGGTAATGTTAATGTTGTATTACCAGAAAAAGCAGAATGAGCAGGAGCTTGAATAGCTGCGTAGTGAGCATTTGATGATTCACAATAAAATCTAACTTGTGACTGTGCTCCTGTGTTTTTTACATCTACAACACCACCTTCAACAGTTAAATCATCACCAACACTTACATCACCTGTCACTGTAACAGAATCTACATAAGCATCTTTAAATCTTACTGAGTTTGTTCCGAGATCAACATCACTGTCTGTTTGTGGACCAAATACTCCATTAGATACAAATACTTGTTCTGCGTTTGCAGCGTAAAAATGTATCTCATCAGCAGTTTCAAAATCTATTTTTGTTTGATCATCTTCACCAATTTTAATATCAGTTGCTAGTAAAGATGTAATACCTGTTTGTGCGGCATCAACACTTAATGTATTAGTAGATAAACTAACACCTGTACCTGCCGAAAAAGCAGTTTTGGACATTGCTATTGCAGCAGAATTATTAATATCTGCATTAACAATAACTCCAGATCCAATTGCAGCTGTTCCATTTGCAGCTATTGTTATATCACCAGATATAGTAACAGGATTAAAGTTTGTGCCGTCACCGATAAGAGCTGCACCACTAGTGTTAGTAGCCATTGTAATATCATCACCAGAAACTGTTAAATCACCTGTAACTGTTAGATTACGTCCTACAGTTGCATCATTGTTAGCGTCTTCAAATATTAATTTACTAGCTGGTAAAGTACAGAAAACATCTTTAGTGCCAGAACTGAAGTTCACAGCACTATCACTATTAGAACTAGATATGACTGTAGTTCTTGTTAAATCAGAACTGTCACCATCTAAAGTTCCTAGACCTACCTCAAACTCTGCTTGGTCTTGATGTGCAATACAATAATAAACTGTATTTGAATTACCAATACCAGCTGCAAAAGTTTCAAAGCCAGTGACTGCACCAGCTAAAGAAACTGCACCAGTTCCTGTAGTTGTTGTTGTTTCTTTTACTCTATCATTAATGACTAATGCCATTTAATTTTCTCCTATGCTAATCTCAATATAGCGTTACTAGCGTCAGCAGTTGGAAACTGTATTGTGAATGTACCACTTGTAGATGTTTTATCTCCACCAAAATCTAAAACTGCTACAGCTTTGTTAGAGTCACTGCTATTATAAATTAAAGCTCCTCTTGCTGTTATAGTTGCAGAAGTAAAAGATATGTCTGAAAAATCACAAATAGCAGTTGTACCAGATGTAGTTGGAGTAACACTTGTTAATGTTCCACCACCAGAGCTGTAAGTTCCTGAATCAGATACTTCGTTAGACGTACTGAAAGCAGTAGTCGAAGCATCTAAAGAAGCTGAACTTGTATACAATGCAATCTTAAAGGTATCACCTGATGTTGCTGTAAAGTTATGAGTGCCAGTTAAAAGTTCTTGTTTAAAACTAGTGCACACAGCTTGTGTTATTGCCATTTTTTATCCTCCTTATGGACTTGTTGATTTAATAGGCAATCTTATTGCCCCGTGCATATACTCATCTCTACGATGTCTACCTTGTTGCTCTACGGCTAACTCTTGTATTGATCGTTGATATGATTGTTCGTATAATTGCAGCATTTCTGCTGGGCCTTTTAAAAACTTAAAGGCTTCGGCAAGACATCCGTATAATAAAGCACTTGGTGCATTACTGCCAATCCAAGAACTTGTATTTGTACTAGACAATCTTGTTGGTAATCTTGTGATTCCCAGTTCTACATTATATGCAAGATCTGGTGTAGGTGCAACTATTAATGAGTTATGATCCCACCAAGCCCAGTACACTGGTGTAGCAGTTGCTGTTCTATCTGGTGCATATTCTGTCATAAAAGATACATCTCTTTGTTCTAACATCGTTCTTGTTGGTGTTCCGGATGCTGGAAAGATGTGCATAGTTCTTATTGTACCTAAAGATGTAGGGTCGGGTGCTGATCCTCCTGGTAATGATACAAAAGGATTGTTTGCTGTTAAGTTTGCAGTTTGATTAGATTTAAATACATCGATGTCTACGTCTCTAAATATTCTATTTTCTGTATGTTCTATAAAATCATTTACAATTGTATCAGATAAAACATCTGTACTTACCTCTGTATAATCTCTAATTTGTGTTACTAATTCTGAATATGTTGTCATGATACACTCACAGTTACACCACTAACTGATGCTTTCATTATAATTGTTTTTTGTTTTTGTGGTGACATTGTATTGTTTTGATCAAAAAAAGTTTTTGTACCTACTATAACTTGTACAGGCTCTGACCTGTCAGGTCTAGCATCTTTTAAAGCTTCTGCATCTGCTCTATGTGTAGCAGGATTATCTTCTTGTGGATGTTCTGGTTCAAACTCTGATTTGTGTACAAGCACACCATCGTGCTCTTTAATCATTTCTGAATATGGAAAAGCAAAACCACTTCTATCTGATATAGCTTTTGAATATTTACCACTAGCTCTTGCCATTATATTACTCCTATATCAGGTACAATCTTAATACCTGATCTTGTGCTATCTTCTGATGATGCTCTCATCCATTCATCTTCATAAACTTGTTTTAATAACCCTATTCTATCGGGTGCTTTTTTCATAGCGATATAGTAAGCTAAACCAGATACTAAACATGGTAAAAATCTAAAAGGTATTTCAGGGTTGTTTGTATAAGATCCTGCATCTTGTATTCTACTCATCGCATAATATTTAAAAGTGTCAGCAGAGTCAGGTGTAGGATACACATATAATTTAGGTGTTATAGTTCTCTCAATATAAAATTGTGTAGGTGAACCTGAGGTAGATTTTTTAGAAATGTTTAAATACTCTGCTCTACTAATTCTTTCTATTTGTCTGTCAACTGTAGTGTCACTAGCTTCAGTTACTACGGCAGATAATATATCAACTAAATCTGTGTCTAAGTCATAAGACGATGTGCTAGCAGTAAGAGTCTTTGTTCTTTGTTCTATTGTCCAAAGATTAAGGCCTCTATTTGCCCATTCAGCAAAAAGTAAATTTAAACTTCTTCTAGATGTTTTTAAGTCATAACCAGATCTTACAAACAAACCACATCGTTCATATGATTCTGCTATAACCTCTTCTATTGTAAGAGTAAATGCGTTAGTACCTGAGTATGTAGGCATATGTTACTCCTAATATATTTTTTGAAACTCTGCTATAACTGTATACATGTTGCCTGAATCAGCTGTGCTAGGTATAACAAAATTTACATCGCTTTGATTACTGTTACTAGATTTATCTGCTGGTATACCACCAAACTCTCTAAAATCCCAATATGCTGCGCCTGTTAATCCAATTATAGGGATATCTCCATCTGAGTCTTCTTCATCTAAACGTGCAAAAGAGTTACCCCCATCGCCACCTTGACAAGAATACCAAACTCTGAGTAAACCTAAATGTGCTACAGCTGTGCCATCTTTTCTAGCATCTAATGCTGAAACATCGCCCATAACTGTTGTGCTACCTGATCCGTCTGATTGTACAACTATTTTGATAACAACTCTGTTATCGTTTTGTTGTAGTATTGTTGGTCCTGTTACTGTATCTGCCATGTTCCCTCCTTAATCAAGAACATGTGGGGCCGAAGCCCCACTAATTTTAATATACTGAATACTCTAACTCAACAGTAAATCTACCTGCTGTGATGTCTGCATTTACAGCGGTTGTTGCAAAAGCGTATAAATTTTTACTTGCAATAGCTGCTGTAATATTTGGTGCAAACACGTGATAATTTCCTGCTGTGTTGTTAAAGTTAATGTCTACTTCTGTCACTGAATCTGTAGCAGAAATTCTTGGATTAAAAGATGCAACACCTGCACCAACTATTTCTGTTCCAGATGATACAGCTGTATTAGTAGCTGTGCCAGAAGTTGCACTTAATGATAGTCCACCAACTAAAGTTTGACCTGCAGCTGTGGTTATACCAATTAATGCTTTATGTATAAAAAATTTGCTAGGTGTTACTAAGCCATCAGGTGCGTCTGTATTTAGTGCACCTAATTCTACTAGAACATCACCATCACCATATGCTGTTGATGCTGCATCTGTGCTAGCTAATGTACCTACAAATGATTGTATTTTTCTAGTTCCCATAGAAACTAGTTGACCAGTAGAGTTTACAGAAAAACCTGTTTCTGTTACGACACCAGTAGCAGTAGCTTTGTTGATTACGTTAAAACCACCTTCTGATCTTACTGGACCGCTAAATGTTGAGTTAGCCATTTTTAAACCTCCTTGGTTATATAGACCTTGTTACATAGTCTCTATATCGTCTGCGTTAGCAGTCTATGTAACTATATTTAATATATACGTTTTTTGAAATATTTTGCAAGAAAGAATGGGGGATATACCCCCATTCCATTTTTATTTATTATGCGCCTGGTGAACCAAAGATACCTCTAGGATCAGAGAATCCAAATGAATATCTCTCTCTAGCTTTGTATCTTACGTTACCTGTATCAAAATCGCCTTCCATAGAAGTTTTGATTGGTGCACGAGTAAAA